CGGCACCCAATTCATCCTCGGTTGCTCCGAGTTCGTCTTCGAGGTGCTCCTCATCGTCGCGCTCATAGGCGCCACCCATGGAAGGCATTCCGCCCATCTCATGAATTTTTTTATCACCAACAGTTGTAATGTTAGCGAGTTTTAAGAATTTACGAATCTCATGTTCGTTTAATAAAGTTTTACGAGCCATTTTTAAAAAATCTCCTTTTCTATTTAAAGAAACTCAAAAATAAGTAGTTATGTAATGCAATAACGGCATTAAAAATAAGAATCAAAGCTATCAAGTCTCTTTTTAATCTTCTCAAGAGCTTTTGTTTCTATTTGTTTTATACGTGCAAAGGACAATTGAATCCTCTCTGCAACCTGTCTAAGGGTCATCGGTCCATTTTCATAAACCGACACAAGGCAACAATTGAATTCATTTGGATAGTTGATCCAGTGCCGGCAGTCTTTAGCGCCACAAGTCTGCTTTAGTTGCATGCATTTTCTGGAGCATTCTAATAATCCATCTACATTCTTTTTCATAATCCTGGGAACTCCTCTGCAATCATGTCGAATATGTTATCCACCTCTCCATCATTTAATCCCAAATCATCAAGTGTCTGAGCGCCGGCGGTTCTTAGTTTCTTGCTTGTATTCTTTTTCTTTATAGATACATCGCTCATTTCTTCTATAAAATCATGAAGCCTGCGATCATCGTTAATCAACCCTGTGATGATATACCTGAAGAACTTAGATTGGGTTAAACCAATCGACTTTAGCTTCATTAGGAAGTTTACGTGTCTATGATCGTTTTCGGTAAACACTATTCTTTTGTTTAATTTTCCGTAATCAATCTCATGTTCCATGTAATTACCAAGCCCTCTGGTTTATGTGAGTGTTGCTCTCAGACTGACCAGCCGATGTTTGGTGCATAAACTCAGCTACCGCTTGTAGTTCAGTCGCATTTCTGGCGCCTGAGTATGAGTAGCCAGATCTGATACCCTTTTCTAAATTAAAAAGTATCTCTTCCATTGGTCCTCTAAACGGCACCCTAGCTGACACTCCCTCGAAAGAAGAGTATTTACCTTTCCAATCGATCTGTGCTTCTTTGCTCGCCATACCTCTATAGGTTTTCCATCTAAAGCCTGAATTATCCATGATAACGTCTCCCGGCGATTCAGTGGTCCCAGCAAACAGAGACCCACACATCACAGCATCTGCGCCGGCTGCGATTGCTTTAACTATGTCTCCGGAGTTCCTTATTCCTCCGTCGGCGATTATTTTTACATCCCTATCGGTTTGAGCACAATCAATAATTGTTTGCAGCCCAGGTACACCATGACCCGTTTGTATACGTGTTGAGCAGATAGAGCCGCCACCAATGTTACAGCGAACAGAGTCTGCTCCCCAATCAGCCAAATCATTCACGCCTTGCAGCGTAGCTACGTTGCCTGCCATGATGTGATAATTCTCCCCCAGTAATTTTTTAAGTCGATTTAGTGCTTTTTGCATCATTGAATGGTGACCATGAGCAACATCTACACATATAAATGTGGCGCCTGCATTGAACGCAGCGGTAGCTCTTTCAAGATAATCTCCTGTGATCCCTATGGCGGCGCCAACGTTGTTTCTCGACTCAGAAACTGATTTAGATACCAGTTCCTCTTGTTGTTTGATACTGTTGTATCGATGAATGATAGCGGCGCCTCCCGCTTTATCCATTGCAATCGCCATTCTGTCTTCAGAAATTGTATCCATCGGTGATGAGAAAAGTGGCAAGTCAAGTTGCAGTGTTTTACCCATGTCTACCGACAAGATTATCTCTGATCTGGATTTAATATCTGAGTATTTGGGAACCAGCAATACATCATCGTACGACAGCCCCTGTGGAAACTTTCTTCTCATGCTTTTAAATCCTTATCAATAAAGTTCTTTATTTGCCCAACAGTAAACCATGTTTTTTCGTTTGGCTTCTCGGGATCAGCGAGGTTTCGTATCTTTGCTTTCTTTCCCTTGTTGATCTTAAATACAGATAAGGAGGGCACTCCATTTAATTTTAATTTTATTGGAATCTCGTCATCGTCATCAATGTTAAATGCAAAAAACATAACGTTATCATACGAATCAGATATGTCTTTATAATAAGAACTCAAAGCGTGACATAAATGGCACCCATTAGAATAAAACTTGATTACACAAGTTGTCTCTTCGTTGACCGCCACGCTTCCTTTCATCATTTTTAAAATTGACTCTTTTGATATTCTACTTACCGGCATTTCCTCTCTCCTTTTTAAATTCACTAATTATTTTATGAGCCATAGTCCAACACTCGGGGCAATAAAGCCTCACGGTATCTTCGTCCCTCACCACCACATTCCATGTCTTCACCATCTTCTTGCTCTTTTTATCAAATGGCTTCTCGCACGTCAAACACATCTCAGGTAAACTTTGAAATTGAGTGACCCTATCGGACAATTCTTTTGTACTATCTTTACCAAGCTGCTTGTCCAAAGCTCTTCGTTGTTTACGATTCATTCTTCTTTGCCTTTGGCTTCACACGCTTGACTGATTTTGCAGCCTTTTTGGAAGCTCGATACTTTGGAGATCTCTTCTCAAGATCTATAGCCTCTGGCTCTTCGGGTTCAGCTTCCGGCTCTTGTTCTATCTCTGGTTCTTCTGGCTTGTTGGACTCAAGTTCATCCTCTGTTTGCTTAGAGAGAGCGCCTGAATATTGCTGAAGCGTGACCATTGCACCTTCAAGTTGTGCAAGCGCTACTGCATGCGTGACAATGTGATCAACTGTTTCGGTTGTGGCAGGTCTGTGGTATAGATCTTTAATGATTGCAAAGCGCTCAGTTACTTTCGATCTAAGCTGCATGATTGCGGCTTTTAAAATTTCTTCGGTCATTATTTACTCCTATCTGTTAATGCCTTCTACTCTCCACAACTCATCACCGCCATCGAATACTACGACTGCTGACGGGAACGGTGCGGAATTCTTACTATCGCCAAACTTTAGGCGACCTTTCACAAAGTGGATCTCTGATGCCTTCATAACATACTTGTGCCAATACTTGGTGTCAGTTCTTGCCGGGATGAGCATCACCACTTTTGTTTCGTTCTTCATAGCTTCATTATAACCTTTCTCGATCCATTTGTCAATACCTCTTCCATATGGGGGGTTAACAAAACAAGTGAAACCTTCCCAATCTTTCTCTAATCCGTTCTCGCTCTTAGTAAAGAAGTTGGAACACTTTGTATTATGGGTGCTTGCGCATGGATCCAAATCGAAAGGTCCAAATCTCCAATTTAGCTTGTCGAAAAATTCTTGGGGTGTTGCCCAGTTGCCAGTGGCAGAGCTAAACATTGTCTTTTGTGTTGTTTTATTCATCCTTGGTTTCCTTCTCTTTGTTCGAATGGTAATACATTTTCTTGTTCGAATGATTCTGTAAAGAGCCACTCTTTCTTGTAGGGTTTCGATGCGTTACAGTCATCTGAGCCAAAATGTGCGTAGATCTCTTGCCTAGTAATGCAGTTCCAGTGATCCTTGAGTTCATTTGCTTCTGTCTTGGTTGTGATCAACTCTTCTGCATCCGCACCGTAACCTCTGATTTCAACTTGTCCTTCATTCTGTGGAACAATTATAACCAATTCGGCTCCGATCTTGTTGGTGGCAGGCAAGTGTTTTCCTATTGTTTTCCAGTCTTTATACAGGTTAGTAAAATATGTAGCCCTCGACTTGATCGTGGTTTGAGGATCCCCCTTATTAACTTGGCAACCTACCAAGTGAACTATTTTCTTTGCCGGATTGTCGATGTTAAAATTGATATCGCGGCGGAACGATTGATCATAACAAGAACCTTTAGTTGAAATGAACTGAATTTTACAGTTCTTATGGGATATCCCATCTTTAGTGAAGTTAAAATACTCCGACTTCGGGGTAACCTTCTTGGCTTTATGTGTCTTTATGAAACTATCAATAAACTCCTTAGTGTTTGCACACCACACATCACAATCATTAAGCGCCTTCTTGTTCATTACTCGCGTGGCATTGCCTTTAATTGTTCTATGGGAAATCTGAGGATACTTTGTGCTGTAGTATCCTACAAATGCATTATAAGTTTCCTCGTCGGACAAGTCCAAACCCAAGTTGCTGACCGTCTTAGTCATGTTTGAGATACAATCGTTACCATTGCCTAACTTCTTTGGCAGCCCAGAGTTCATAAGACATTGAATCTCCGATATCGCAAGACCCGCTGTTGCGGCAAGCTCGAAAGGAACAATAACCACCGGTAACGTAAAGTCCTCTGATAGTAGTCTTTCTACAATTGCGTTTTTGGATTCTTGGTGGCGATGGTTCATATTAATGACTTTATACTTTTTGCCCCCCGAACATTCTGCCACAAAACCAGCTACGTAGACTTTTTGAGCTTTTACAATAGAAGCCTTGACTGCTGCCGCGTGATCGGGATCTATTGTGACCGCCCTTCCTTGAGAATCCTTGGTCCTCTCCAGAGACATTGGGGAAACATTTTGGAAGTGTTTTGAGTTTTCCCCCTCATCAAGCACAGTTGTACAAAACTCAAGAAGCGCCTTAAATTGTTCAAGCTGTTCTTCTTCAAATAGTGTGCCAATGTCGTCTTGTCCTAGAATACGCGGTATTCCAGATGTTAGTAACTTTATATCATCCCAGATATCATATTCAAATTCAGCTTTAGACATCTGTGCTCCCAAGGGCGCCTGCGCCTCTATCACTAATTGTAATTGGGCTTCGATATAAATCCCCTGAACTGCTGCGCATCGCTCTAAAATGTACAACAGGAATCATAACCAGTTGTGCAATCTTATCTCCGGTGCGAACATATTGTGTGCTAGAGCCCACGTTATGTAGGTTGACGAAGACTTCTCCGTCATATCCAGAATCAACAACGCATGCTCCTACAATCAGTGAACGCTTGGCTGCGACTGAGCTTCTGTTCTTTACCTCCAGCATATAACCGTGTGGGACGCCGAAGCGCAAACCAGTTGGAATTACTTTGCTGCCTCCCGGATCAATCGCAATGGATTGGTTGTCTACATCCGGTGAATAAAATACATCCAATCCTGCATCCGATGGGTTGGCTCGTTCTGGGTCATGGGCATTCGGACGCGTAAGTGCATACTCAAGAATCATTGCCATCTCCAGTAAACATGTTGAAATTCTCAACAACCTCGTCGATGTTTACTTTTCCCTTAAACAGTCGATATGCCTTGACGGCGGCGCTGATTTCATCCGTACTAAGCCAACTATTCTCCTTAAACTCGGTTCGCAGATCTCGCTTCTGCTCCTTGTAAGGTTCCATTGCCTCTTCGATTGCTGCCAGTGAGCGGATATACTCCTTGACATAGCGTTTACGCTCTTCATTTGTTGTAGCCATTATAGCCTCCTTTTGATTACTTTATTAATATATCAGATTCGGGGGTCGCTGTCAACAAGTTTTATTGTTTATTTGTAGGATCATACCCAAATACTTGTTGCATGAACTTCTTTATTAGTTTGTCGCGTTGTTCATCATCTTCAGCTTCCGCAAAGGAGTAGTTATAGGTCCTAGTAACCTTCGCAATGCTACCTCTAACAGTTTCTAATTCTTTTTTCATCCACTTCATCTGTTGTTTATAATTTCTCGGTGTTGGCACGTTAAGGCGCTCTGCATAGTCGATGAGTATAAAGTATCTTTTCTCTTCCAGTGCTGTCTTGGCGCTTGTAAACATTGATTCAAATTCTGTCTTTTGTTCTTCGGTATAATCTGAATTAGCTAATTTGTCTGGGTGCAACACAGTTGCTAATTTTTTAAACAACTTTGAAAATATTTCGTGCATCTCTCTGTCGTCTGTGTGAGTAAACTCGGGGTCGACAACCGATGCTTCGGTTTTTGGTGTCGCGGCTTCTGGCTCTTCTTCTATTTCCACCACTGTTATAGCAGTTGAGCCTGCATACTCTTGTTGGTTCTCTTCTTTCGACTCTTCTGGGTAAAGCTTCTTTATTCTTTCGGCGTGTTGACTGTTCAACTCTGCAAGGTCTATATCGTTTTTTGTACAGAATTCTTCGTAGTATTGCTGGAAGTCTCCACCAGCAGCAGTTGACATGTCTTGAACAATCTCTAGTTCATCATAAAGGTGTCTAAGTTTTCCTGTGAGCTTTCTCCACTTTAATTTAGTTGTCGCAGACATGCTCTAACTAGTTTTCACTTAAAGTCAAACTTCACCTTTGTTTCTATTTTTAGCTCTGGTATTTTTAGATGGTTGGCGAGGTTGTGTTTTTTACACTCGTCTGCCTCTAAGAACCAATCTGCATGTCCTTTGTCGTGAACAATATCCAAGAAGTAATCTTTGTGATGACCACAATTCTCTGCCATCATAGTGTATATTTTTTGATTTAAACGATCAGTTTCTTCTGCACTTACCTTGATGTCTTCTACTTTACCCCAAGCCATTGAACTAACATCGTGAATCATAAGCGTAGCATCTGGATCCATATAGCGCATCCCTTCGGTGCCAAAGCTAAATAAGATAGCGCCGCAAGACATTGCTTTGCCTTGAACAATTGTTGCCACAGGGATACGACTGCTTTTAATATCAGAGATCATAGACATAAGACTGTAGACTTGCCCTCCGTAACTGTCGATAATGATAGGTAATACTGGTTGTCCTGTGTTTTGTGCCTTTGACACATATGATGAAAACTCCTTGGCAGTAGCTTCATCAAATTTTCTAACGCGCAAGACGACTGGTAAGTCGTCAATCAGTTTTGCCTCTTTTAACAGTGGGCTGAATGTCTTGAGTATATGCATTTTTGGTTATCCTAGTAGTTTAAATGTCTTACCAACCGCATATGTCGAGAATCCCCAGTTTTCGTCGTAGTTCAATCTAGCCATATAAGGTCGGTTGAGGTGTACCCGGTCTTTCTCCGGTTTGATGCCCCAGCACCTAATTCTAGTTAGTTCGTTGTTAGAGTCAATCACCTCTACGATCCAATAATCTTTACCTTTCTTTGTTTTTCTCGGCACAATCTTGCGCGGAATAAACCAACAAACTTGTAGCTCCTGATCAAATTCCGAGATTGGTGGAATGAACTTGTCTTGTAGCTTTTGTATCGTTTCCAGGCTGATAACCAAGTTCATTGGGAACACTCCCGTGAGGTCTGACTTGAACTGAATAATATCCATTTCACTAAAGTCCCCTTCAGGTCGATAAAGTTCCATGTTCTCAGCTAACTTCTTAAGGTTCTTGGGTCGATCCACAATGCATGCTGACCAGAAATGTTTGCGACCACTAAACCTGTCATCAACAATATTATCAAGGGCTCCGCCACGACACAAAGCATCAAGAGACTTCTTATTTAACTTTGAGTAAGTAATGTTCTCGTTAAACAGCAAATCTTCTGCTGTATTGATTGGTCGATTAGCTAGAATCTGGTCAATGGCTGCCATACCCAAACCCTTGATAGAAGTCAAAGGTTGAATAAGCGTTCCAGCATCCTGTGAGATTTCCCAAACGGTGCCCGACTTATTAACATCAAGAGGAGCAATATCGAAACCATACTGCTTCGCAATGTTGATCGCTTTCTCCTTGCGAGTCTCCGGCTCCTTATCCAAGAATGCTGCCATCCATTCTGCTGGGTAGTAATTCCACAGCCAAGCACACTGATATGAGATAATCGAATAACTAACTGCATGTGACTTGTTGAATCCATAGCCTGAGAAATATTCAAACTTATCCCAGAGGGCTTGCGCTTCCTCTCGGTCGATCTTCTTCGCTACGCAGCCTTTGATGAACTTAGCATGCAAAGTGCCCTTCACGGAGCCCTTGCCTGTTCCCTTCTTAGTCAACACCTTGCGGAGCATGTTTCCCTCATCCAATGTCAAACCACCAAGTTTGTGAGCTAGCAGGGCAATTTGCTCTTGGAAGATCAAGAACCCGTAAGTCTCCTCGGTGAGTTCTCGCGCTTCTTCTGATAGATAACTGATGCGTTGTGGGTGCCCCTTGGCTTCCACATAGTCTGCATCAACACCAGCCGATAGCGGACCAGGACGAAAGATGGAGGTAATAGCTGACACATCAATAATGTTGTTCGGCTTTGCCCTCACACAGAACTGTTGTGCTCCGTGCTCCGTGAACTGGAACACACCAGCCCACTTGCCTTTGTGGAAAATGTTCTCATAGATAGCTGAGTCATTCATATCGAGGATATCAGGGTGAAGTTTCGTATCGTAGTACTCTCTTACTTGTGCGAAAGTTGGGTTCTCCACTCCATGATGACGACGCAGGATATGCTCGATGCAACCCTCCATCATCTTAAGAGTAGACAGCCCAAGCAAATCGAACTTAATGAAACCCATCGGCTCTAGGTGTCGAACGTTCTGACCCTCTGCCCATGGCGCCTGTCGCACACCACCTGAATTAATCAATGGCATACTTTGGTCTAGGTTCTCTGCAATAACCACGCCGCCGGCATGTCGAGAGCAGGAGCGGACTTGACCAACAAGACCCTCAACGTGTGTCTTAACTTCCGGATACCTATTGAGGTATGCCTGCAGCGATGGGGAAAACTCCATCACTTCTTCCCAAGTTGGTGCGTATACTCCCGCTTTGATACCATGCTTTCGCTTGGCTTCCGGTGTGGCTTCGCGGATCATAATAGAGGTAACCGTATTCACTTCGGTGAACGGAATGTTATACAACTTGGAAATGTCCTTAATCAAAGACTTAAGCTGCAAAGTGTTCCAGTTAGAGATTGGCGCAACGCAATCCTCGCCCCACATCTCGACCAGTTTCTCCTTCAGTGCCATGCTGTCAGATACATCGT